ATACTGTTACCCCCATATATACTAATAAGCCCCACTGGACTTCGACACTTGACGGGGGAACTTTCTGAGGTAATTAATGGAAAATCAAAGTGAAGTGGATGTCAACGTTCTTATCAAGATTTATAATTCTAAATTAGCAGCAGTATCAAATCAAAATATTCTTCTTGAGGCAAAGTTAGCAACTTTAACTCAAGATTTTCAGGAGCAGATGGATACTTTGCTAGAAGAAAACGCTGACCTCAAAGCAAAATTAGAAGAGTAATATGGCAAAACCATCAACTAAGCAAGGACTTATAGATTACTGTTTACGTCAACTTGGTGCTCCAGTGTTGGAAATCAACGTGGACGATGATCAAATTGATGATCTAGTTGATGATGCAATTCAATATTTCAATGAACGTCATTTTGACGGTGTTGAAAAGATGTATTTAAAATATCAAATAACACAAGATGATTTAGATCGTGGTCAAGCAAAAGGTACAACCGGTGTTGGAATTGTTACCACAACTGGTTCGGCAAATATAACTGGATATGGAAACACTACATTTAATTTTTATGAAACGTCCAATTATATTCAAGTTCCAGATTCTGTAATAGGTATAGAAAGAATTTTTAAATTTGATACAAATTCTATTTCTGGCGGAATGTTTAGTATTAAATATCAATTATTTTTAAATGATTTATATTATTTCAATTCAGTAGAACTTCTTCAATATGCAATGACCAAGAGTTATCTTGAAACTATTGATTTTCTACTGACACCTGATAAACAAATTAGATTTAATAAAAGGCAAGATAGATTATATCTTGATATTGATTGGGGTTCTCAAGAAGTAGGTGAGTTTATGATTCTTGAATGCTATAGAGCATTAGATCCAGAATCATTTACTCAAATTTATAATGATTCATGGATGAAACAATACCTGACTGCTTTAATTAAAAGGCAGTGGGGTAGAAATCTTAGTAAGTTTAGGGGCGTTAAACTTCCTGGTGGAATTGAATTGAATGGTGGAGAAATTCTCCAACAAGCAGAATCTGACTTATCAAACATCAAATCAAGAATGATGTCTGAGTATGAATTACCACCTTTAGACTTTATTGGATAATGGCTCTTAATCCCTTCTTTCTTCAAGGTACACAGTCTGAGCAAAGACTTGTTCAGGATATAGTTAATGAGCACCTGCGATTTAATGGTGTAGAAGTAACATATATCCCAAGAAAATTTGTAAATAAAAAGACTGTAATTGAAGAAGTTCAGTCATCAAAATATGATGATAATTTTGCAATTGAAGCATATGTAAATACGTTTGATGGATATGGCGGTGCTGGTGATATCTTAACAAAATTTGGTGTAAGTATTAGGGATGAATTAATACTTACAATTTCAAAAGAAAGATTTGAAGACTTTATTTCCCCATTTATGTCGGGAATTGATGATGGAACTGAAGATAGTGAAATATCACTATCAACAAGACCTAGAGAGGGAGATTTAATTTATTTTCCTTTAGGTCAAAGATTATTTGAAGTAAAATTTGTAGAGCACGAGAATCCATTTTTCCAATTAGGAAAAAATTATGTTTATCAACTAAAATGTGAACTCTTTGAATATGAAGATGAAATTATTGAAACGACTATCACTGATATTGATACTCAAGTTCAGGAAGAAGGTATTATTTCCACAATAAAACTTATTGGTATTGGAAAAACTGCCACTGCCAATGCAGTTATTAATGGTACATTGCCAAGTGGATATGTTAGAGAAATATTCTTAAATAGTGACGGTGGTGGATATACTTCACCACCAACGATTAGTTTTACGACATCACCAACAAATCAGACTGGGGATACGCCAGAAGCAATAGGAATTCTTACAACTAAAGGTGATGTAACTTCTATTGAAAAAATTGTAATTATCAATGCTGGTGCCGGTTATACTGTTGCACCTAATATTACAATTTCTGGTGGAGGAGGAAGTGGTGCTGCAGCAACATGCCGCATCGTAACTACTGGTCAGGGTGTAATTAGATACACCATTACAGATCCTGGCGTTGGATTTGGTACGGCACCTCTTGTTACAGTCGCTGCACCCCCATCTAGCGGAATTAGTAGTACTGCTGTTGGTATTGCATCTATTGGTTTAAATGCAGGTGGTAGAAATGTTGTTAATGCAATCTTTGTGGAAAATACAGGTAGAGGATATAGTTCTGCCCCAACAGTTACTATTGAAAATCCAGAAATAATTAGTGGAATTGGAACTTACATCTTCAATGAAATTGTGTTTGGAACTAGATCTAAAACTGAAGCAAGAGTTAAAGATTGGGATTTAGATACTTTAATAATCAAAGTGTCAAATGTCAGTATCGGTTCTACTCAACTTGGTTTCTTCCCCGGAGAAACTATTCGCGGAAAAGAATCTGGAGCAGAATACCCAATGCAATCATTCAATCAGGATGATATATACAATAAGTATACTGAAAATGACATTTTTGAATCTGAAGCAGATGATATTTTGGACTTCAGCGAATCTAATCCCTTTGGAACATTTTAATGTTAGGAACTTATTACTATCACGAAATAGTTAGAAAGACAATCATATCTTTTGGAACTTTATTCAATGATATTCATGTACGCCATCAAGATAAAAATGGTAATTATATTAATGATTTGAAAATTCCACTTGCATATGGTCCAGTTCAAAAGTTTTTGGCAAGATTAGAACAGCAAGCAGATTTAAATAAGGCAGTTCAAATTAATTTACCAAGAATGTCATTTGAAATGACATCAATTGCATATGACTCTACCAGAAAATCAAGTCTCGTACAAACGTTCAAAACTTGTGATGATGGGAGTAAGGTAAAAAAAGTTTTTATGCCTGTTCCATATAATATTGGATTTCAACTGAATATTCTTTCTAAGTTAAATGACGACTCTCTTCAGATTTTAGAACAAATATTACCTATTTTTCAACCACATTTCAATCTTACTATAGACTTAGTAGAATCAATTGGAGAAAAAAGAGATATTCCAATTATTCTGGAATCTGTAAGTTTTCAAGATGATTATGAAGGTTCTTTCGATACTAGAAGAGCACTTATTCACACACTAAATTTTACAGCAAAGACATATCTGTTTGGTCCTATCGCAGACAGCAGTGATGGTCTTATTCGTAAGGTTCAAGTTGATATGTATGCTGACACCAATACAAAGACTGCTAGACGTGAAATGAGATATACTGTTGAACCAGTTGCAAAGGAAGATAAGAATGCAGATGGTGTAGTTGATTCATCTGATACCCCATTACTTATGCCCGGTGATGATTTTGGATTTGACGAAGAATGGCAATTCTTAGGCGACGGCAAATCTTATAGTCCAACTCGTCAAACTGACTTCTAATAATTATGAAAGATAGTTATGAATCTATTGACAAAGCACTTGAAATTGAAAGTAGCATTGTTGAATCAAAACCAATAAAACCTATTCCACCAAAAGTGGATAAAGATGATATTACAAAAGACTATGAGTACACTCGTGCCAATTTATATTCGTTAATAGAAAAGGGTCAAGAAGCAATTAATGGAATTATGGAACTTGCAGGTGAAAGTGCAAGTCCTAGAGCATATGAAGTTGCTGGACAGTTAATTAAAAGTGTTGCAGATACAACTGATAAATTGGCAGACCTTCAGAAAAAATTAAAAGATTTGGAAGAAGATAACATTAGTAAAGGTCCAAATAGTGTTACAAATAATGCGCTATTTGTTGGTTCCACTTCAGAATTATCAAAATTACTAAAACAAGGTTTTCTAAATAACAATGAATCTGAGATCAAATAATGGCAAAAAAGTCCTGTAAAAAAGGATACTATTACTGCTATGCCTCCAAAAAGTGTAGAAAATTACCGCGAGGATATGCTATCGGTATGGGTGGGTATCTTCGTAGAGAAAGGGGGAATGAGTCAAGTGAAGATAATGACAATGAAACCCCTTCAAATGGCAGTGGAAGCGCGAATGGCGAATCTAATGGGGCATCCAATGGTGGAGGGGAAGGAGGCGTCTCTGAGGCGTGGAGTGCAAAGTATAAGAAGAGCATAGATTGTAATAATCCAAAAGGATTCTCCCAAAAATCTCATTGTAGGGGTAGAGAAAAAGTAAGTGAAGGAAAAAGTGGTGATCATGAAGTTGCAATGGCACAAAGCCAACTCAAAAAGTCTGCAAGGAACATCGCAAAGTTGAGAAAGGCATTAGGTAAGAAAGAAAAGGATATTCCTGCTTGGATGCAAGCAAAGATTACCGATACCGCACACGACACTGATGCTGCTGCTGGTTATGCAGATAAAATGAGCGAATCTAAAAGTGGTGATTCTTCTTTGCGTGACTGGTTTGGTAAGAGTAAGTCTAGTGATGGCAAACCTGGTTGGGTTCAATT